TTTTTGTTGTAATGAAGTCGCTTGCAGTTGCGTCCCATGCACAGAGAGCGGAGCCGCCAGCTTCAATCTCAATACCGGTTGTCGGGCTTGTCGGACCACCAGACAGGAAGATGGAACTTTCATCCGTGCAATTATTGACAACGATGTACGCCTTGCTTTGCTTTGGCGCGTAGATGTAGCGTGTAGTGGCTGGTGTCCCTGTCGCAATCAGGATAGCCTGCCGTGCTTGGTTTGCCTGACCACCGCCTGTAGTGGTTAATGTCCAGTTACCTGCGGTCACAGACTGCGAAGCATAACCAGCAATAGCGTCTTCAACCAACTGCGTCAGTTGATCGTTTACAGCAGTGCCCCACGTATTTACAAGGCTCCCTGTAGTGGGCTGAATCAGCCCAAGCAGTGCGGTATATGACGACATTTATTACTCCTGCGTATCAATTGTTTGCCAGCCAGAACCCGCCGAACTATCTATATTTTGCCATGCAGCAGTCTGAATGTCACCAATAGTTGTCCAGTTAGCAGATTGGGTATCCACGATCAATTCCCATTTCAATCGGGCCATGATCTGATCGGCAGCGTTTACGTTCTCCGCGATCAAAGCCGCAAAAGCAGCGATCACAGAAAACTCGTCAGAAGCTGTGGCGTTTTCCGTTACAGAGACTGGGAAGCTAGCGTTAGTGGCGATAGTGTCCGCACCCACAGCCGACTCGGCAACTCGTGCTCCAAAAGCGACTCGCCCCGCAGTCGTATCACTGCCCCGAGCAGTCTCCGAAATATTTCCAAAAAAGGTGAAGCTAGACGCCGTAGTGTCAATACCAGCCGCAGACTCAGTAATCTGAGTCGAATAAACCGGTACGGAAGACACAGTATCAGACCCTGTTGCGCTTTCATTTACCCGGGTTGCGTAGGTCGGAACACTACTGATAGTATCGGTTCCCGTTACAGTCTCCGCGACTCGCGTGGGGAATGTAGCTTTTGCGGAAATACTGTCTGTACCACTAGCACCCTCGTTTACCACTCCAAACACAGCATGTTGGGTAAACGCGAAGTCCACACCTTGGGCTGTTTCAGCAATCAGCGAAGTCAAAACTGCGCCAGCAACTACAGAGTCAGAACCAGTCGCGCTCTCAGAAATGTTGGTTGAGTAGGTGGGGACAGACGAAATGGTGTCTGCGCCGGTAGCGCTGTCTGAGAAAGATACACCAAACGTAGCCGCTGCTGAGACTGAATCAGTGCCCGTAGCACTGTCCGAGAACGAAGCAAGGTATGCAGCCGCAGCCGCTGCTGTATCAGACCCAGTCGAAGTTTCTGATACAGAAGACCCAAACGTAATACGGCCAGCTACGGTGTCAGTACCAGTCGTGGTCTCGGAAATAGAAGCAGGCAGCGTTGAAGCCGCTGAGATAGAGTCAGCCCCGGTTGCAGATTCAATGATTGCAGCCGTGAACACGTTCCCCGCCAACGCAGAGATGGCGGTAGTGGAGAACGCATAGAAGCCAAACATTAGACAACTGTCCAGACAGAGCCGGAGGGCACGGTAACAGATACGCCAGAAGCTACCGTTACGGGCCCGGCGCTAATAGCGTTACGCCCAGTGTTGATCGTTGAACTAATGGTGATGTCAACGTCATTTTCGGTATATCCGTCACCGCCAACAACGGCTCGACCAGCGGGGTAATCACAGAACACATCTTTGGTGCCAGCAGAAAAGTTGACCAGCGAGCCAGAGTTGCTGGAGGCCAGCACGGTGTTACGGGCCAGAGTCGTGCCCGACGAGGTGTACGTACCAATACCTACTTCCCACTCGCTAGTACCTTGACCAGCAATGGTGTAGTAGGTTGTATTGGCGTTGCCAATCGCAGCAAAGGTTTGAAAGCCCGTGACTGCGCCAGCCAGCGTGATCGTGCCAGTACCAGTAGATGTCGTGGTCTCGCGGACTCGATCCGCAAGTACGAAGGCCATATTAAGACCCCGTCAGTTGATCTTCATCGAACCAGCGTTGTTGTGCCACACCGTTGTCGTCTTGCCACTCCACGAGATATTGAACGATGCCGTTCTCATCCATGCGAAGCGCCATAACTGGGCCTTGAGGCACCACGGCTGTGAGCTTTACAACATCGCCCTTTTTAAATGCGGTAGCCATGAGTCCTCCTTAAACAGCATCAAGGCTGAAGGTGTAAGTAACGGTCAGCGTATCACCGTTGACCACAGAGCGATCACCGGGCGACTGGAAGTCAGAAGCCGAGAACAGGATGCCCGTGGTGCCGCCTTTAGTGTTATTGCTAGTCAAGAACGCGCCACCGACAGTGGTCGTGCCGTTGATACTGAACGTAGCGGGAGAAGCACTGTTTGTGGTGACAGATGGATCAGCGGTAGTAGCAGTGCCGAATGTGCAAGCAGGGCGGGTAGCTTGGCTATAGGCCGTCACCTCAGTCCAACCAGCGTGAGACAACATAGTGTCCGAAGCGGCGGGAGTGTTCGACGCGCCAGCGCCGTACAGACCGATGTACCAAGTAGCCGTGTATGAACTACCAGCAAAATACTTAGCATTCATGTCTTGCAGACCTACGTTCACAACGAGGTTGTGATTCTCTTCGGTCCACTTGAGGTTGCCCTCTTTGTCAAAACACTGCACGGTAAATACGCCGCCAGCTTTTACTTTTTCCTTGAACATAGTCGCTCCTTATGCGATTCTGATGATTGCTGAAGTGTTGGTAGCAGCGGGGAACTGTACCGTGAAAGTTGTTGTCGATGCCTTATCGTTGCCAAAGTCCAGCACACAAACAGTCGGGTTTCCTGATCCTGATTTATAGATCAGTGCGCCGCGAGCCGTAAGTGCCGCAGTCCACGAGACATTACCAAACGAAATATACGCTGTTGGAGGGTTAGTTCCATTAACGATAGGCACTTGAGACACAGTCAGTGTCTCTCCACCAGCCGTATACCCAGTAGCCACAACTTCGCCATCAGTCGTGTAGACATCAGTCGTGTTGGTCAACGCCGCAGCATTTGTGTACAACGCAATCTTGAACGTGTCGGACGTGAAGTTATATGTCCCGTCCATCAAACCGGACAGGAACGCGTTGCAGGTGTAGTTGCCAGTAAACGCCATATCACATCACCGGTTGTCTGAACTGACCAGAACGATAAGCGTCCTGACGCTCCATACCATCGCCCAGACGTTTTGCCAAAATAAGAGCTTCTTTGTACTTGGCATCATAGAGAGCCATCATGTCGGCCTCACCCTTCATGTAGGTGTAGGCTTCGACCATCGTACCGTACAGCAGCACAGAGTCAAAGTTATCGCCCAACCATGTCTGCCCAGTAGACGAATCGACAATCGACTCGGGGTAGTAGTAGTAATGCAACTCAACACTGTAGGCTGTATCAGGAGTAGGACCAAGGATAAACGACAGTTCGTTTGTGATCTGAGGGTTCGCGCCTGAAGTGGTTGTAGGGCCAAACAACGCGTAGTAGCGTGGGATGCCGGTATCAGTCGGTACGGGATATGCCTGACGAATGAAGTTCACGTCCTTGTTCAGCAAATACTCATATGCGCCAGTAGCCTCAATCACTGCCAAAGAGTAGGGAGCGAGAAAGTCTGTGGGGCACGACAAGTATTTGTTACTAGCCGTGGTAATACCTGTCACGTTTTTCCGCAACGATGGGAACTGCACCGTGTTGTAGATGCGCTGCTCTGCCTGACGGATGAACGTATTCATGTCCGAAGTCGGGACAGAGTTCTCCGTGTAGTCAGTTACAGCAGTGACAAGTTCGTCGTATGTCATATCAGGCCATAGGTCCGCGAGATTTAATGCCTTTTGTGGCAGCGCCATGACCGCGCATAACGATGCCGTCAGTCTTGGTAGGCTTGTAGTTGCCCTTGCTAACACCAGCAACAGACATGTTCATCTCGTCCATACGCTGAGCGCCAGTCTTGTTCTTGATAGCGTTGGTCACATTGACCGCATCACCACTCATGGTGTGTGGCTTGGCGTAGACGCTGGCTTGACCAACTTCTTTGCCCATTCGTTTGTCGCTGTACTTAGCCATATTAGCCTCCGCTTTGGTTCTTAGCGCGAGCCATGTTACGACCTACAGCCTTCATTGCTGCGCTAGTCACGCCGCCTTTTTTCAGCTTAGTCAAAGGCTGGCCCTTGTGCTTTTCTTTCTCGTGCTTGTGCACGGCACCTGCGACCATCTTTTTGTCTTGCGCGAGGTCTTTTTTCATTTCACTCTTTTCAGAGTGCATCTCTTTTTTAGCCATGATCGACTCCTTATGTCGTTACAACCGTTACTGTACCAATATCCACGGTCAATGCCAAATTATTTGGCGTCAACCCCGCATCATTTTGAGCCGCGCCACCCACAGGGTTCCAACCCCACTGAATAACCCGACTACCACCTTCAGAGTACCCATACCCGTCTGGCGTATTGTTCCCTGTCAAGTCGATCTGCAATCCGCTTGTGCCTGAGACAATATAGCTGACGTCAGGACGGGGTTCCCGGACTGCCTGAGGGTCGTTGACTGGGTACATGCCGAGTTGCAACTGGGGCTGGTCTGGGTCCCAACAAGAAGGACACACTTTGATGTTGTAGAGCTTTGTTTTGAGGACTTGCTTCTTGAGTTCTTTGAGCATGTATCGCCCAGCGCAGCGGTCACACTCTGCGATTGCGTACTTACCAGAAGCGAACCGATTCGGCACATGTCACCTCAATAGAACAGTTGACGGGGAACAAAACGATCAGGAGCCTTCTCACGGTCTTCCTGAGACGCCAACAGCCATTGCTGCTCATATTCAGATTTCAACATCGCCACCCGCTCAGGGGGCAATTCAATCCGTTTGGAGGCGATATAAAACGCCAAACCTGCCACCAAGCAGGGGATCAAACGGAAAGGGATGTCTTGGATATTCACGCCGTTACCTGCGTCTTGCAGGCGGCGCATACGCCAGTACACAAAGATGTACTGATCGCCGGGGGCGTTTGGCGTAGGCCAGACGTTGATGCAGGGCAGGTTTGCCACCACGATTGCTGAGCCACTGGAGTGGGATGCGGCGGTGGTGTTGTTTTGCCCACGGAAACAGTTCAAAAGATCATTGCCATCAACGTTCTGATAGACAATAGTTTCGCTACCGATGTTGATGAACCCAGCCGCAGCCAAGCCTGAGGCATCGCTAACGGTAATCGTGGTGTCTGTAGACGTAATATTCGCAGCCAGCGTTACGCTGGTGGCATTGGTCGCGCCAGTCTGGCGGTTGATCCACACCTGAATTGGACGCCCTTGGGCCAGCTTATTAGGGATGGTCGAGTAGGTAGGCTCAGAAATGCGGCTGATGTTGATGTCAGTCTGGTTCAGGCCGTTGGCTTGGGTGCGGATGACTTGGTCAAGCAGGTCAATGGTGTCGCTTGGGTAGGCATAGATTGCCTGCCCCGTGTTCATGACGATCTGCCCCTGCTCCACCGTCCACAGGTTGATACCACGGTTTGCCCACTCAATGGTGAGCATGTTCAGCGAGCGGCGTGCTGTACGGAACTCATAGCCCGTACGAATCTCTAGACCCGCCCGTTCGTATGCTTCCTCCATGATCTCGTTGAGATCGAGGTTAAACGCTGAGAGTCCAGTAGTAACTGCCATTATCTAAATCCCGCTGTTTTCTTTGCAATTGTTTTTGGCTGGGCTACGAATTGTTTCCCGGCTTTTTTGCCAGCGCGTTTCGCACGCGTTGTTGCAGCGTACTCAGCAGGGCTGAGACTTTTAATCGCAGCTTCTGGAAGGTATCGCTCACCTGTTTTGCTAGACGGTTTTCCACTCTTAGTCCTCCACTTTTGGTCGCCCCAATTTTTAAGGGAAGTCTGCGGGGCTTTCATATCAGTCTCGATACCCGCCGCCAGCGGCCTTGTATTTCTTAGCCACAAGCTGTGCTTTACGCGCCGACCACTGACCGGCTTTCGTGCCGTGAGTAGCCGCAGCTTTGACCTGAGACACGATCTTCTTGCGAAGACTTGGCTTGGTGTAGTTACCAGCAGCGTTTACCTTGCCGCCTTCTTTGTATTCAGTAAAGTCGGTGTCATCCCGGCGTGCTTTAGTCACGCCAGTAGGCATCTTAGTTGAGCGAATATCGCCCATACCACGACTCTTCATCATCTCAGCACACCTTGCAACGTGTCTTACCACGCTGAGCAATCCCGTCAGCACGGGAGGAGGCGGAAGAAACCTTGCCGCCTTTAGCGTAGCCTTTTTGACCGCGCACGCTGTCGCGTGGGTCTTTAGAAGGTTCAACCGAAGACAGCTTGTTATACATCGCACCGGCGGCGTCGCTGTACTTGCGGTCAGCTTGCTCTTCCCGAGCTTGTTTCTCTGCTGGACTCATGATTGGCTCCTTAGATCAGCACATGCCGCCGCGCTTCATGACGATCTGCTTGCCTTTTGTCTTGCCCTTAGAAGCAATACCATCAGCACGAGCAGAAGCAGTACCGCCCTTTTTCATGCCCATAGCGCCAGCGGCAGGCATAGCGGGAGTGCGTGCACCAGCCATCATGGTGTTAGCCATAGGGGTAGGCTTTTTCATGCCGTCCTTAGCAGTGCTCATGCCAGCCTTCATTGTGGGTTTGCCCATTTTGGTAGTAGCCATACGGCCTCCTTCTTTAAAAGATTTGCCTTTGTCGGCGGTTACAAACTCTTTACCCACACTCTGTGGGATTCCTGCTTTCTTGGCAAAGGCTGGATTGTTAGCCACCGCCGCCATGAAATTGTGTTGTTTCTTACTTGTGCTCGGCATGGCGTTGTTCCTTCATGAAAGCATCCAGCTTTTCATCAAGCCTGTCAAGACGAGCGATAACGCGGTTCATATCACTATGAACATCTGATTTCGTCACGTACTTCTCCGCATTCTCCTCGCGTGTCTTGCTCAGGAGAATCGAAAGTCGCTTGGTTTCGTTATTGACAGAATTGATCCACAGCAGGATCAACGCCGAAACAAACGAAAGAATACCGCTCCAAACAGTCGTGTCCATCTCAGCAGTTCCATGCCCTCAGGCTCTTATTGATCCGAGAGTTTGGGTCTTTCTTGGCCTTCTCTCCGGTCAGTTTTTTCTTCATGCCTTCCATTCGAGCACAGAAGGAATCCCGACGTTTCCCGCCTTCTGGTTGGGGAGGTTTTAGGTTCATCCCCTCCTTCTTTGCGGATGCCCGCCCTTTGGCGTTCAAGCCGCCATTTGCGTTCTTGCCTTCTTTTCTCTGCCACGCTGGACTCTTAGCCATAGAATGCCGTAACTCCAGTGACTGAAGCACTCAAAGCCAAATACAGCGAAGTATTAAACTTGATGCCCTCACCGGGAATGTCAAAGGTATAGGTGTTTGGATTTGAGTTACTGGCGATGTCAACCTCCAACAACACAGTACCAGTCGAACCACCATCTTTGAATTGAATAGTACATGCCGTGCTTACCGCAGGGCAAACAATCAATCCTTTTAAGCGTGTTGGGCCAGCATACAATGTAGCCGCCACACTTGAATGCGCTGATTTAACATCCGTTTGCATCGCCATATTAATCTCCTTGAGGATCAAAACCGGGGGCCAAAGCCCCCGAGATTAATTAGACGTTTTGCTGACCGTCGTACGGATCGGTAACGAAGTACAGGATCGTACCGCTGATGGTGCCGCCAGTAGGAGCATCGCCAGAAGTGCCGCCACCAGTGATGGTCACCAACTGAGTAGTAGACATCGTGGTGCCCATGTTTGCACCAGCAGTAGCCGAGGCCAAGTTAATTGCCAGCTTGCCAGTGGTAGCAACAGCGGCGTTCACCAAGCCAGTGTTTGTAGCGGTAGAAGTACCGTACAAAGTGAAGCCCATGTCAAAGGTAGGAGTAGTGCCGCCAGTGGCTGCACAGATTGCTTGGATTTCAACCACAACAGCGCCAGCGGGCAGAATCACAGCCGCAGTGTCGGTGGAGGTTGCTTGCACAGCAGTGCCTGCTGCGGATGCGCCCGAGATGTAGAACGTCGCAGCCATAACGCCGGAGCCACAATAAGCGGTGCGAGTCTGATCGCCGCCGCCCGAACGCCAAATACTTTGGGTGGTAGAAATTGCCATGTCAAATTGTCCTTACGTACAAGATCAGCGCATCAATCGGTACGTCGTCTGCCGGGTCAGT